GCCCATACTGGTTGTGAAGTAGACTTTGTTGCACAGGGAGATAGATTTGAGTATGTTGAGTGTAAGGGTGGCAAAGAAGGCGAAAAGAAAAGGCCTGGAGCCAAGAGAACTGATAACGTAAAAAAGGCTATTGCTAATGGTTCAATAATGAAAAAGGTTTACGACTCAATGTATTATGTTGTTTACTTTTCAGACACACCAGAGCCAGGATCTTATTCAGATGAGATGATCACAATAGCGCTTAAGTATAAGATTATTGATGAAGTAAGATACCTTAAAGCATTTGATACTGAGGATCATCAGTAAACCATATAGGTATTGCATATCTATTTTCGTGTGCTTTATTGACACCATGCAAAGATTTTTTGTCTCTGCAATCAAATAAGACTAAGTCTCCTCCTTCTGGCTTATACTCAAAATTAATCTTTGGAAAAAATATCTCTCCACCAACGGACTGACTATTTAAGTATATGACTCCGCTATATATGTAATGTCTGCCTTTGCCACCGTCTGTATCCATGTGTCTTATAATGCTTGAGTCTGGAAGTTGCTTAGATAGCCATAGAGTAGATAGATAGATGGGCTCTTCTTGGTCGTGCAAGGCTTTTGCTATCTTCCCTGCTCTTTCAGCATAAGACTTTATGGATAAGCCAATCTCACCAATAGAAGATATTGGATCAGTAGTTCCATTCATTATGTCAATACCAAATCTCATGAGCCTACGCTTGACATTATCATTAGTCTCTTTATCGTTATCTTCAATAAGATTGATTATTTTATTACACATGTCGATATCTATAAAATTTTTAATTATGTATGGTTGCACTTTACAATTATAGCAGGTGCTGATATACTAGAGTAATGATCAAACACTTCATTAGAGTAACCATTGATTTGATAAAGCAATCACTGTGCTCACACAAAGAGACATTAGATGCTTCCTGTCCTTTTACAATGAGAACTTACACTAGTTGTACAAAGTGCCACAAAAGGTTAAGATCAGTTTCAAACCTATAAGGTCTAGCACCAGTAGCCAAGTTGGTCAAGGCCCCGAACTCATAATTCGGATATCGTAGGTTCAAGTCCTACCTGGTGTACGGTATAATTAAATAGAGTAATTTGCGGATGTTGCATATTGGTAGTGCCTCTGCCTTCCAAGCAGAAGGGGTGAGTTCGATTCTCATCATCCGCTCTCGAAGTATAGGTCTGAACAATCTATACTGAGATCTGTTATGCCGAATAGGTGTCACCTGCATCCTGAGAAAGTGTTCAGACTCATGGACGGGCTCTGTGGTCGTGACTAGGTATAACAGCCAGCAGGTGGTTTAGGTTAAGAGCCAAAGCCGTGGCTGGCATTGCGTCAATAGCCCAACTGGTAGAGGCGTTAGTCTTAGGAACTAATGGTTGTAGGTTCGAGTCCTACTTGATGCACGATATTAAGGTTGCGATGCAGTGAAACATCTGCCTCCCGACGGGGACAACTGGAGGACAACGGGCTTATGTAAATCCTCATATATCAGATTAATAAGTTAGTCTGCTCGTAGACTTATTAATCATTTGTCGTCTAAGTGTTACGGAAGCACTACCGTCTCCAAAGCGGTAAGCCTAGGTTCGACTCCTAGAGACGGCGCAGGAAACTCTTGTTATCGCAGTCATTGGTTACTGTTTACGGCAAGATGCAGGGGCAACTAGGAGTCTACTGCACCATGTCGTCGGGGCATGCGGTGAAGGTCCTTACAGTGTGGTACTCTATAAACTGACCCGACATATGGCTCCATCGTCTATCGGTTAGGACTCCAGATTTTCAATCTGGCAAGACGGGTTCGATTCCCGTTGGGGCTACTAGATCTCTGTAACTCAGCGGAAGAGTGACACCCTTCTAAGGTGTAGGTCGTAGGTTCGAATCCTACCAGGGATGCTATAATAAATAAAACAAAGGGGACTAATGCCAAAGGTACCAAAAGCACCACTTCAACCTGGAGAGGTTAAAGAGTTCAATAAAGATGAAATTGAAAGCGCATACAATCTCAATCAATCTCAGTTAACTAATACAAGAGTATTTGCTACACGTGAAGAATACGCCAAGACCCTAAAACAGGGAATTAAGTATTTAGAGATTGGCGTAGCATGGGGATACTCCGCACAACTCTTTATTGATGCTAGTAATGCTATAGAGGCAGACCTTTTAGATGGATACGATCAAGACCTGAAATGCTGGTCTTGGAGAAAGTTTGGCTCATGTCAGTGTGAAGGAATGAGGCATGAACTACTTTATACCAGAGATACACATGAGCAATATATAAGAGATAAGTTTGCTTATCATGGGAATGTAAATACTATAAAGGGTAGGGCGCAAGATGTTCTTCAGTCAGTAAACAAATCCTATGATTTTATATATATTGATATTACCAACGATAGACATGTAACAAGAACAGTTTTATCTCAAGCATCTAAAAAGATTAATAACGGTGGGATCATTGGCTTAAATGATTATCTTATTTATGATGGTGTGATTGAAGATAAGCCATATGGAACATTTCAAACAGTTAATGAGTTCCTTAATGATAACCCTAACTGGGAAGTAGATGCCTTGGCTCTTCATCCCCTTGGTTTTTATGATATTTATATTAAAAAAGTGAATGGTGTATAATAGAAATATGAATAGAATCTCCGTCATCGAAAACTTTATTACACCAGAAGAGGCAGCGCTGCTAATAGCAGAACAGAATCACCCTTCTGAAACTAACCCATATCCAGAATATTATAAGGATAGATATGGTGGAACATCATTGCCATATAACAAGCCAGTTATGGACATCCTAAAGAAGTATGGCACCAAATCAAATGAGATGCACAAGGCCTTAAATGGCTTTAAGAATGACATCTATGTCTTTAAGGCCTTTGGTTCAAACTGGGCACCAGGAACAAAGGGTGACCTACACATTGATGCACAAGGACCTGAGCCATGGATTGAGTTTAGTACAATTATTTATCTTAATGATCCTAATGAATATGATGGAGGAGTTATCTACTTCCCAAATCAAGGATTTGAGTACAAACCTAAGCAATACTCTGCAGTCTTTTTTCCAAGTGCAGGAACAGAATATATTCACGGCATAACAAAGGTTCAAAGAGGTAATAGATATACTGCACTATATATGCACACATCTTTACCACAGCATGTTGATCCAGAATTCCATCCTGGTATAAATAAGTGGAAAGCAAAGGACTACCCCCTTGTCAAACTTTAATGTTGAAGTTTTAGATCTTGGAATTGCTTACTACACAGATGTAATTAAAGATCCAGCATCACTGATTAAACAGATTGAAGATTTAGACAACAGATATTCTGAAGATGATCAGCCAACTTTAACTTCAGTTAAGCCTTGGGTACCATGGACATATGGCGAAGGCGAAAACAAATTAATGTTCTGTTGGCAAAAATTTATTCCACAGGTTAGCGATATACCAAACAACGATGTTTACTATGATGAGCAAGCAAATATATCCTCACAACTTTTTGGTGCACTTGATGCAACACTTAAGCACTACACTACAGAACTTTATCCATTCGCTGAAAAGAATATTAAGTCTAGAGAGCACACCATGCATCTTTTAAAGTATGATGAAAGTGGTCACCTTCCAGCACATCAAGATCAAGGAATTAGTAGCAGAGTTTTATCTGTTCTCTTATATTTGAATGATGACTATGAGGGTGGAGAGATTGAATTCAGGCACTCTGGCATCAAGTTCAAGCCAAAGGCTGGAAGTGTTCTGTTCTTCCCTTCAAACTTCTTATATGTTCATGAGGTATATCCTGTAACAAAGGGTCCAAGATATGCCCTTCCAAACTGGTATCATAACATACCTATCCAGTTCAAGAGAGACTCTACAGGGCAAGAATGATAATACTAGGAGTCAATGAGACTTCACATGACGCATCCGTTTCTTTGATCAAAGATGGGAAGATACTGTTTGCTGGCCATGCTGAAAGATATAGCAAGCAAAAAAACGACTGGTATGTTAATGATAGTTTAGTTAATGATGCTTTGCAGTACGGTACACCTAATGCTATAGCCTACTATGAGAAACCCCTTCTAAAGGCCTCCAGACTGCTTTTAAAGGGTGGTGCAGGGGATTGGAAGCCACGCTTTGATCTTCCAAATGTTCCTAGAAAATCATTTAGCCATCACTATTCACACGCTGCAGCGGGATACTATACTAGTCCTTTTAATGATGCAGTCATTGTAGTTTTAGATGCGATTGGAGAATACAATACCTCTACCGTTTGGGTAGGCGAGGGTGATAAGATTAAGTTAAAATATAAGCAAAACTATCCTGTTAGTTTTGGTTTATTCTACTCTGCATTCACACAGTTAATTGGATTAATGCCAAACCAAGAAGAATATATTATGATGGGTATGGCTGCGTATGGAGACTGGCGTAGATACTATAAAGAAGTTGATGAGTACTTCCCTAATTTTCGTAGTCAGTCCTATAACTTTCATAAAGGTATAACTGATTGGGGATGGATCAAGGACGAACAAGACAAGTTTGATATTGCTGCTGCAGTGCAGGTGGTCTATCAAACACGACTGATGGAGTTTATGTCTGAAGCAAAAGCCATAACTGGTAAAAAGAATTTAGTCTTTATGGGTGGATGTGCACTTAACTCTTCTGCAAATACAGCACTATGGAAACTGTTTGATATGATCTGGATCATGCCAAATCCAGGTGACGCTGGTAGTTCTTTAGGTGCTGCTGCAGCACTTTATGGTAAGCATCTCGATTGGGAAACTCCCTATCTTGGATATGACCTTGGTGGAGAATATCCAGTGCAAGAGATTGTTGATACTATCTTAAAGGATGGTGTTGCTGCAGTTGCTACAGGTAGAGCAGAATATGGTCCTCGTGCCCTTGGTAATAGATCAATTCTGGCTGATCCAAGAGATCCAAACATCAAGGATAAAGTAAATATGATTAAGAAGCGTGAACTCTTTAGACCTTTTGCTCCCGTTGTGCTAGAAGAGCATGCATCTAAATGGTTTGATATGGACTTTGCTTCTCCATACATGCAGTACACAGTCAAGTGTTTACAGCCACATAAGATACCTTCAGTTGTACATGAAGATGGTACATCTAGAGTTCAAACTGTTAATAAAAAAGATCACAGAGATTTATGGCGAACAATAAACAAGTTCTACTTGCAAACTGGGGTACCTGTCCTACTTAATACTAGTTTAAATATTAAGGGGCAGCCTCTGCTAAATGACGAAAATGATGTTACACTTTGGGAAAGAACCTACAATCAAAAAATATTAAGGGGTAAAAATGGATAGACTAAGAATACTAATCAACTCATCACCAAGATCTGGACATACTTGGCTACAGTATTTACTTTTTAATTCTTTAAAAAATTCAAACGGTGTAAATTTAGGTGCAACTGTTGATGACTTTATTGTAAGAACTAATGTGCCAGTAATCCTTAATGCAACATTTAAAGATATTGTTCAGGTAAGTATCTTGAGAAGTCCACAAGACATAATCCCTTCTATTGTTACTAAGACAATGGGCGGTTTGGGAAACAACATAACCTCTGGCATACCTATGCCACATGAAATGGGAAGCCTTCCATCCCTTGAAAAGTTAGTTGATGATCAGTTTGGTATATATAAGTTATGGTCTGGTACCATGCTTGATAACTTAGATAAAGTTATGGCATTTACCTTTGATCAAGCAACAAAAGATACAGAGTTTGTTATGAGTTCCATAATGAAACATTTTGATATTGATTATAGTATAGTTTTAAATGAAAATATACCTTCCTCAATTGAGCATGCAAGAAGAAAGATTATGCAACACGATAAGGGTGAGATAGGATTTAATAACCCAGTGCCCATTGATAAAAAGCCAGATGTATATTATAAGATTAAAGATATTGTAGATAATCACAAACTGCTTAATCCAACATTAAACTTTTACAACGATGCGTGTGACTTAATCAAACAATCACAATTAAAATGGGGTTAGAGTTTTATTCCTTTTGATTAAAAATTAAACCCCTGTTGGTTAATTCGTTCTTAAAACTTTTATGCCATAGTTCATGATAAATTCTTCCTGGATGGCCATCTCTAAAGTTGATATCATCTTTTTCAGTTTTCCCATCTGGACGTACTTGATGGATCCAACTTCTATCAATTTTTTCTGTCGGAAAAAAGGTAGATTTAAAAAAATTTGATTTTATAATGTTTTCATTTTGTTCATCAGCCCATGTTGTCCATAAAAATTTTGTACCAACTGATTCGCAATATGCTATAAATAATGACATTGCGGTAACCCAGTCAGGAAACTTGTTTCTATATTCAAGGTATAACTCTTGTTCGCTGGCATCGCCTTTATTTCTTTGTATGTATTTCCATTGATTTCTTTTTTCTTCCCAAATATAAGTTCTTACCATGTTGGGATGTAAAACAAAGTAATAGTCTGGGGCTCCATATTTTTCTACATAAACTTTAAAATTTAAAAATATCTGATGCCAGCCATAGCCACCTTTGGCAATATTAAAGAATCCGCTTGTCTTATTTTCTTTTGATATATCTTTATATAGTCGGTAAGACCAGTTATCTTGGATGTTTGATCCAACACCTTCCGTATTAGAACAACCACCAAAGAGAATATGTAATCCATCATGCTGGTTTGTGAAATGGTCTGATCTAAAAAATTCATTATTGTACGAGTATTCTACTTCCCAGTCCTCTCTCCCACTATGTATTCTTTCTGGAGGAATATTATTTAATATATGATATCCATTAACCTTTTTATAGGTATATTTTTTCTTTGTTTTTGGCTCATCATTTTTTATCATATCTTGAATAAACTGATCAGAATTCATGTCTTTAATCCACATTGTATTAAAGCGATTAGGGTCTATGGTGTCAAATGGCTCATTACCCAATATGTTTTCTTGACTCATTAAAACTCCTTACATGTTTTAATAAGTATAGCATATGATATACTTATTTTATGATTAAAAAAATTATTAGATGGTATAGAATTAAAAAGGCTGTTAGAGAAATTAACAAGCCAAGAAAGTATATTTATTAATTATCTTTCTGTTTTGGGCTTTAACTGAGATGTCTTGTTATAGTATCTTTCAATCTTTGCCTTGATGGTTCCATCTTTACGCATCTTAACAATCCACCCATCTTTGATCTGAGTGTCGTTAAATGATCCTGCTTTTTTCTTTGGCATTAGTTATCCGTTCTGTATATATTGGTAGTTGATCGTGTGTAGTCCTTGCCAAAATCAGCAAATAGTGCTTTGTTCTTTTCACTTTCAACAATTCTTCTTGACCAAGAGAAACCTGCATCTCCACCCCATGCTAGCCACATAATGTATCCATTAGAAGGATTGGCTGTATTTCCCCAGTCCTTACCCTTCTTGTCTACCTCATGGCGTGAGAAGTATGAGTACATTCTCTTAACAGTACTAAGAGAGACTGTCTCTCCTCTTGCTAACTGCCCTGCTCTAGTCCAGCCAACTGATGTACCTGCTCCAGTTGCTTTACCTTGCTCTTTAAATTTAATTGCACGACGTGCTGCAGATCGTGCACCTGCAGGTGGCGAGTATCCATCTGCTTTAGCAACTGAGTCTGTTTCATATTCAACCGTATCATCATCTTCCCAAAGATCATTTGCTTTTGCTACTGGAACACAGTTAGGAACCTTTTTACCGTTGGCTCCTGGCTTCATACCACGTTGAACATATCCATCCCAACATGGCGCTTGCTTTTCTATTTGATCTGGACAACAGTCTGTTTTTCCCACAGATGCGTCATACTCTGCCATTTCCATTTCAGAATCCATTCCATTTTGACACTCTGGACAACTAGAACATTTTAGATTTTGTTCAACACATATCTCACACTCACAGTGTTGATATGTAGGTGTTGGCATCATTGAGTCTTCGTTCATACTAACTATTGTACCATTAATTTGCTTCCCCTCATGGATTCGAACCACGATGACCACCTCCAAAGGGTGGCGTATTGCCGTTATACGAAGGGGAACTGGTAGGGCAGGTAGGACTTGAACCCACGACAACCACCTTATAAGAGTGGTGCTCTAACCAACTGAACTACTGCCCTTTAACTGTACACCAAATAATTCCCTCATTAAGTTCCTGGTGCTTCTCCCAAAAATCTTCATCATTGGAATCATCCAGACACTTCATGCAAGTTTTAGTGCTAGATTCTTTATAGTCAAAATAGTCTGATCTCATTAGTCTTGATCTACTTTATATGTCATTGCAACGTAGCATGCAAAATATCCCATTGCAAATGCAGGGATAAGAAAGAGTGCGTGTATCATGATTCTCCTTTGTGTATACTACTATTGTATACCATAAAGGCTATGCTGTCAATCTATTATGTGTTCTTATTCTATGACAGTTTGCACATACTACTTCACATTTTGCAATCTCTTTCTTGATCGCTGCCCAGGAAAATCCATCATGTATCATTCTAGATATATTATATTTTTTATCTCTTAGATGATCAAAATCTAAAATAATATGATTATTGATTCCGCAATCTACACAGCCAGAAGCCTCTTTTATCTCAGCAAGTTTTCTCTTATACTCTTGCTTATTGTATGTCTCTAACTCTTTGTTAGTCATTGATATTATTATACCGCAAAATATTAAGAGCCCCACGCAGGCGATTCAAGCACTATGGCCCAGGTCGTATATAGAATAGGTAACTAATCCATCCCAAGGTCCTGCGTGAGGCATGCCAGGTATTTAATGTCGCTGTCTCCCCCGACACTTATATTGTACTACTTGATTTCAATTGTTTTTGGGAGTTTTTCTTCTGGAATACGCTTTTCAAGTGTGATCTCTAAGATACCATTTGAAAAAAGTGCCTGTTCAACTTCCATATATTCTGGCAAGTTAAACACTGTTGAGAATTTTCTCGCAGCGATTCCCTTGTGTAAATAGGTTACGGACTCATCTTCTTCAACCTCAGATCTTTGGCCACTAACCTTTAGTTGGCCATTTTCTACTGTGATTGATACTTCATCTTTATCAAATCCTGCTAGAGCAAACTCCAAAATAAATAAACTATCAGCAACATTAATCAGATTGTATGGTGGATAGTTATTTTGTGTTGTTCTCAGTGTTTGATTGAACCTATTAAAGAATGGGTCATCTAAAAGACCCAGCATTGTTTCTACCATTTTATTCCCCTTTCAAGCGAATAAGTTAATTCCCCCCATATGGGCAGGTAATTATATTATAGCAGAAGTTGTTTAAAAAGCCAATCTCCATCACTTGGAGATGGATCATAGGTCTTCATATCATATTCTGGAAACATCTTGGCAACCTCTGAGGCGATCTCTTGAGAAACTACGGTCTTCCATAGGTTAGGGTCTCCAAGAAAAACTATGCCATCGTTGTACTTCTTTTTACTCTTTTCAATATCTTTTAAGACAACCTTTGCTCCAACATAATCGCTAAGCCTATCTAATTCCTCTGTATTTCCTGATACTAATTTATCAAAACTGAAGCACTCCCCATGCTTAGACCAATCCGAGGTGATCTCTCTGTAACTAGCAAACTGTCTGCTACCAATATAAGAAAGGAACTGTTCTGAGTTTGGTAGCATGGTCTTAAAAAGATCAGAGTTAAACATCTTGTTATCTGGCCAGTCAGGAGAAAAGCCCCTATTGTGCATAAACAAAATAGACAAGGCCTGACCAATAGGGTGTCTCTCTGTTGTAATTATCTTATTTGATTTAGCGTATTCAAATAGTTTATCTTGATTGTTATGTGCATGAATACCAATAACTGCGCTAGATCTATTCTTTACCGTCGGATGATTCCAAAAATCATCATCATACTTAGTAAATCTCATTGAATGAGACTGAGTTGCAAATGCAATAGAGTCTACAAGAAGGTGTGTACCACATCTAGGTGGGGTTGATATAAAAAAACCAGGCATCTATAAAGTATACCAGAAAACACCTATGGTATAATTATTGAGAGCAAAGGATGTGTTATGGATCAGCAAAGACTTGAGAACGCTAAAAGAGGCGTTACAGTTAATCAAGAAGGTAAAGAGTTTAGTTTTACATCTCCAATCCCAGGAGTGCATATTTATGATAATGTTTGGCCAGAGTCTGATGCATTTTTTGAAAAGTTGCTTACCCCAGAATTTTGGGAAACAAATAAAGACATTCCTGGTGCTAGAAAATGGGTACGTGAAGACTTCTTCGATGATGTAGAGTACACAAAAGATAATGGCAAGAAGTCTGATACATGCTGGGTTTACTCTCATCCAGAAGCAAATGAGGCTTTTAGAGATGTTGTCAACTCATATACATTCCACTGGAATATTGATCCACGAAGCAGAGAGAGTTTAAGAATTTCTAGATTCTCAAATGGCGAATTCTTTGGTGCTCATGCAGATGACACATATGCAACACCAAGAACTGTTTCCTTGGTTTACTATCCTAACGATGACTATGAAGGTGGAGAACTAGAGTTTATTCATTTTGGTGTAACTATTAAGCCAAAGGCAAAGCAGTTGTTTATATTCCCATCAGGATACTCATACGAGCATAGAATTACAGAGATCACTGCTGGAAATCCTAGATGGACCATTGTTTCATTTCTAGAATTTGGTGATGACTTTGAAACAACAAAGCGAAGAAAAGATCTAGACTTTCCTTACAAACCAATCTTTAAAGAACTATTTTAAAATAAAAAAAATAGGCTAAGAGGTTTTATTCTCCTAGCCTATTTTATTTTTACTTACTTCTTCTTTGGCGCAGCCTTCTTACGTGCTGGTGCCTTCTTAACAGTTGCCTTCTTAACTGCAGCATCAACAACTGCCACATCTGGCAAACGACCAAACGCTGTGTCGCTTGGATTAATTGCTCTCAATGCTACTGGTGCAAGCGCTGCCAATAGTGAGTATGCAAGTGTCTTAGGATCAGTAACCCCAGACATATATAGTGCAAGTCCTGCACCAAGGACTGATCGTCCGTATGATGCTAGTAGTGCCTTTACTTGTTCATTCATTTTATTCCTCCTAGGATATAGTTCGTGTTAGTACTGTAAAGCCAATCCATAGCCCAATAATTCCTGCGACTCCCGCAAAAACTGGTGGTGCTGGTACTGGCAATTTGAATGCAGCAAACACGATGCCA